GTACTACAAGTTGGAAGGGTTATAAAGAGATGTTTAAGTTTCATAATGAACACCTTCGCCCAAACAACTACATCACTACATTTGAAGGCATTGAAAAGTCACCAGCATACTTAGCGTTCCGTGAGCTATCAGAGTTCAATGGCCACATCGCTGATGATATCACTACTATTCCACTCGCATATGATCAACCAGCTTATGTATTTGGTCCATACATTAATGATCAAATGCTAGAGCGTATGTCAAAGGTTGCTTTTGGTTATCAGTTATCAATCCTCGATGAGCGCTTTATTGAACGATCAATTGAGTACACTCACTGTGAGTTAGCATGTGTTGGTGTAATTCCTGTATTCCGTAAAACATATGGCGAGCGTTGTACACATCGAGTTCAAGGTAAACGCTTGGTTGATTGTAAAGACTCAGGTACAATCTGGCTTGACGATAACGATATGAAACCAGCCTTTGACATCTTAGATAAATTATCTAAAGACAGCGTAATGCGAGACGAGTGGAGAGAGAAAGCTTTTGAGTTCTATAAATCACATCAAGACGCACAGCCAGTCTTCCAAGAAATGATGGATAAAATAAAAGAAAGACTATGATTAAACACGCAAGTATCGTCCCACTGATTGGCGGTCAAACATTAGGACAAGAGAAAGCAATGGGAAGTCGACCTGAATGGTTGGCTTCTTTTTCAGCTTTCGAATCTAACGATTCACACGCCGTAAACTATTATAAGCTTCCATACTATGTGATGGATGATGGTGGAACTCATAAGCCAAGCAAAGTTGATGTTATCTCTACAACATGTCCATGCGCAGGTCTATCATCTTTATCTGCAGGTGCAAGCTCAGACTCTGCAGCTAATGAATGGATGTACACAACAGCTAAGTTAGTACTAGGTGAATGGAAACCAGAAGTATTCTGGGGAGAGAATGCGCCAGGCTTTGCTGGTAAAGTTGGTAAACCAGTTGTAGCAAAACTGCATGAGATAGCTAAAGAGCATGGTTACGCTATGTCGATTTATAGAACTAAATCACAACTGCATGGTGTGCCTCAAATTCGTGAGCGCTCATTCTACTTCTTTTGGAAAGGTACAAGAGCGCCAATCTTTAAGTTCTATAAAACACCTTGGCAAAGGATTGAGAACTTAATCACCAGCATTCCAGCTGGTTTAACACAGCATGATGTTACGAATAAGGGAACACCTTCTAAAGACGATCCTTGGTATCGCTACGTATTAGAAGAGCTTGAAGGCGGCATTACTCATAGGCAATTCTTTGATAAGATTGAAAAGACCGATAACGCTATGGATTGGTTCGAGCGTAAAGGTGTATCTTATCTTAAGGTTGCTAAATGGATGGGAGAGAATGGTTATCCAAATATTGAATCTCGCTGTAAGCGTATCTATGAAAAGCTTGCAAACGGTGATAACATCATGCGTAGATTAACTACTATTCCAAAAGATTATATTGGTGCGTTTGTTGGACATTACCCGATGATGTTAACGCATCCTTATGAAGATCGATACATCACGTATCGAGAAGCAATGACTATCATGGGTTTACCATACGACTTTGAGTTGCTGAATCCTAAAGCAAACTTAAACCACATTTGCCAGAACGTACCAGTTACTACTGCAGCGGATATGGGAACTGAGATTAAAGCTTGGTTAGAAGGTAAACGAGATAGCGTAGAAGCTACAGATAGAATTTTATTGCAATACAACCATAGTGAAACACACGACTTCCGTGATATGATTGAAGTTGAAAAAAGTTCACTAGAGGGTTTCTTTTCTTAATTACTTGTGATATAATATACAAATACACTTTGGAGAAATACAATGGGCTTAATGGATAAACTAAAAAAGAACTCGAAGATTGAGTTCACCGCAGTACTTGAAGACTCGAAGTTCTTTAATGCAAAAGATGAAGTACCGACTCAAGTACCAATGATCAATGTTGCGTTGAGTGGAAGGCTAGACGGTGGGTTAACTCCAGGACTCACCGTCTTAGCCGGTCCTTCAAAGCACTTCAAAACAGCTTTCAGTTTGCTGATGGCAAAGTCATACATGGATAAGTATCCAGAATCTGTAATGCTTTTCTATGATTCTGAGTTTGGCACACCGCAAGCATACTTTGATTCTTTTGGTATCGATAAGTCTCGAGTACTTCACACACCAATTACAGACGTTGAGCAACTTAAGTTTGACTTAATCGGTCAGATGAATAACCTTGAGCGCGGTGAAAAGGTTATCGTTGTTATTGACTCAGTTGGTAACCTTGCTTCTAAGAAAGAATTAGAAGACGCATTGAATGAGAAATCTGTTGCAGATATGTCTCGAGCAAAAGCGCTTAAAGGTTTATTCCGTATGGTAACACCATACTTAACAATGAAGGATGTACCTCTAGTAGTTGTGAATCACACCTACATGGAGATTGGCATGTTTCCTAAAGCTGTTGTCTCTGGTGGTACAGGCATTTACTACTCAGCGGATACGATTTGGATTTTAGGACGTCAGCAAGATAAAGATGGTACTGAGATCAAGGGTTACCATTTTATTATCAATGTGGAGAAATCACGTTATGTTAAAGAAAAATCTAAGATCCCTGTATCTGTTTCCTTTGAAGGTGGTATACAGCGTTTCTCTGGTCTTCTTGATATTGCTTTGGCTGGTAACTTCGTCGTTAAGCCTTCTAATGGATGGTATCAGAAAGTGGACCGAGCCACAGGTGAGCTCGTTGGTACAAAGGTTAGAGAAGCTCAAACGCTCAACGAAGAATTTTGGTCAGACATACTAGGAAGCAAAGAGTTTCAATCTTATGTAAGAGAAAGCTTCCAAGTTGGTCATTCATCAATGTTGCAAAATAACTACACTGAGGACGATGATGAAGGTGACGAGTAAAACATACTCATTCGTTGAAAGCGCTACTTCAGGCGAGGAGTGGCACGTAAAGATTAATGAGGGAGACTATAAAGGTATAGTCTATAAGTACGGTAAAATACAAATCAATGAATTGAGTGATGAAGCTAATTTAAAGTTTCAATTCAAGATTGTAGATCTACCAGAACATTTAGACGAAGATGAGTTAAACTCAGATGTAGATTTTATGACACAGTTAGGTGATATTCTAACTCACATTATTGAAGACTCTCTCGACACAGGACATTTTAAATTAGGACAAAATGATAAGTCAACTGATTCTGAATCAACTATGCACTAACGAAGAATATACTCGTAGAGCTTTACCTTTTCTTAAAGATGAATACTTTGAGCGAGGTGAAAAACTACTATTCGCTGTAGTGTCTAGGTTTATCAACAAGTACAATACTATTCCAACTGAAGTAGCACTTAAGCTCGAGCTTCAAAAAATTCCAAACGTATCTAATGAAGTCTTAGATATCGTTACGAGAGCTTATCGTGCAGAAAGCGTTGATATTCAATGGGCTCTTGATGAGACTGAAAAGTTTTGTCAAGACAGAGCAATCTATCTTGCTATTATGGAATCCATTCAAATTATTGATGGAAAACATAAGGAGGTTACTAACAATGCAATCCCTGAGATTTTATCTAAAGCTTTGGCTGTCAGTTTTGATACTAACGTTGGTCATGACTATATCGACAACTCTGATTCGCGTTATGATTTTTATCATAGGACTGAGTCGAGGATTCCGTTCGATCTTGATTACTTCAATAAGATCACTAAAGGCGGTCTTCCAAATAAAACACTAAACATCATCTTAGCTGGTACAGGTGTTGGTAAGTCTTTGTTCATGTGTCACATGGCTGGTGCTTCTTTAACTCAAGGTAAAAACGTATTATACATAACGATGGAAATGGCTGAGGAACGTATCGCTGAACGTATCGACGCTAACTTGATGAACATACCTGTAGATCAACTTGAGCAACTACCTAAGCAAGTGTACGATCAAAAGATTCAAAAGATTGGACAGAAGAACATTGGCAAGCTGATCATTAAGGAATATCCAACTGGCGCTGCACACGTTGGACACTTTAGGGCTTTGCTAAATGAACTTAAACTTAAAAAGAATTTTAAACCGGACATCATCTTTATTGACTACCTTAATATTTGTGCCTCTTCGAGAATTAGAGGCTTGGGTGGATCAGTTAATACTTACTCGTACATTAAAACGATCGCAGAGGAAATGCGTGGACTTGCAGTCGAAACAAATGTTCCACTCGTATCCGCGACTCAGACGACTCGTTCTGGTTATTCAAATACGGATGTTGGTTTGGAAGACACGTCGGAAAGTTTCGGCTTGCCTGCGACGGCGGACTTTATGTTCGCGGTTATCTCAACGGAAGAGCTTGAAAAGCTAGGCCAAGTGATGGTCAAACAATTGAAGAATCGCTATAATGATCCAACTACTAATAAGCGATTCATCATTGGTATTGATCGAGCTAGAATGAAACTATACGATGTTGAAGCAACGGCGCAGACATTGATCGATGATGCAGCACACGTAGGAACAAAGACTGAAGATAAGCCGTTAAACACCTTCGGTAATCGTGAAAAACCAAGCTTTGGAGATTTTAATTATGAATGACATCTATGGTATAGATACTAAGAAACTAAAGGAGTGGTTTAAACGAAACGGCATTCTTATACTTGTTGTCTTTATATTGTCTTTTAGTTTAGGATACTATAAAGCTCAAATGAATATTGAACTAGATTGTAAATACGCTAAAGCTGTTAGATTAGGAGCTACAGCGTTTGAATGTAAGAGAATACTATGACGAATGATATACCAATTTTAGAAGGCGAAGAGATGTGGGCTCAAGAAGCGATTGATAGGCCTAAAGGAAAGTATAAAGTATCCTATTACACTACAGCTGGAAATGATGTAGGATCTAAGTGGTTTAAAACTTTTAGTGAAGCTTCAGAGTTTTCGTTAAAAGTTCGAACTGGTGATGTAATTGAAGTTAAGTGGTATCCAAATGAAAGTTAAACTTGTTTCCTATAGTAAACCATCTCGCGAATATTATAATGAAGGATTATTGGATGTCCAAGATCTGGTCGCGTTTTGCGCCCGTGTCTCCAATCCAAGCAATCAGTTCAATACAGAAACATCAGAGAGACTCATCAAGTACCTCATCAAACACCAACACTGGTCACCACTCGAAATGGTCTCAGCCTGCATGGAAATCATCACAACCCGCGACATTGCCAGACAGATTCTACGTCACAGAAGTTTCAGCTTCCAAGAGTTCTCCCAGCGATATGCTGATCCTACAGCTGAACTCGATGAAGCGTTTGTGTTACGTGAGGCAAGATTCCAGGACACAGCGAATAGACAAAATAGTGTAGAACTTGATATGACAAGTGAAGAGCAACGTCTATTATCTTATGAATGGGAACGTGCTCAAAAGCGTGTATTGTTTAGTGTTAAGCAAGAGTATTCTTGGGCTATTAAGAATGGAATTGCTAAAGAACAAGCCCGAGCAGTACTACCAGAAGGTTTAACTGTTTCAAGAATGTATATGAATGGAACCCTTCGTTCATGGATTCACTTTATTGAACTACGCTCTGGTAATGGTACTCAAAAAGAACATAGACAAATTGCACTACAATGCGCTAAAGTAATTGCAGAAATATTCCCATTAGCTAATGAATTGGTAAAATCTTAATATGTTAGAAACAATATGTGAAACAATGGTAGATGCATATCGACGTAACTGGATTACCAGTCGCGATGGCAATGTTTCTATCAGACATCATGATAGAGATCATTTCTATATCACTCCATCTGGCGTGCGTAAGCAAACAATGCAACCAGATCAATTTAAAAAGATTATAATTAAACCACCATTATCTTGGAATGAGCCTAAGACTGGATTAATTGCAGAACGCTGGGGATGGAAAGAAGATAATTATACTGATATTAGTTCAAACTTAAAACCATCAGGTGAGATTCCATTGCATTTTGGTTTACAAAGAATGATGGGTCAACATAGCAATGATGTACGTGTAGTTATGCACTTTCATCCAACTTATTGTGTTGCTGCTATGCATGCAGGAATTGAACTTGGTGATATCGCTAAAGACTTTCCAGAGTTAAGTAGATACACTAAAGTCGCCAAGAACGTACCAGACGTTCCACCAATTTCACAAGAGTTAGCTGATCAGTGCCATGAAAAACTTGGTTTAGATAATGCAGGATTTATTGAGTTTGATATTGTGGGTATTAAAGGACATGGTGTTGTTTCAATCGATACATCTCCGTGGAGGGCTTTTGAACACATTGAACGATTAGAGCATATATGTAAGATAGTTCTATCAGCCTCTAAATGGTCCTAGATGACATTAATACTATAGTACTAAGGTATAACCCTTCAAATAAACAAAGCCTCTCGTAGGCCCTTTTGACGGTCCTCATAAGTTGTTGATTTTAAACGACTTTTTAGAGGGCTTTTTTTTGCCCGTAGCCCTGTACAACGGGCAATTTCTGTGGTATAATACTAATATCAACAGTGAAAAAGGAACAAAAATGACAGAGTTCGAGAAGCAATGTTATGGTATGAGCGAGTCAAACATTCGTGAAGAATACATGAATTCATTGACTGCAAAATTTTCAGGTAATGAAATGGTAGTGATGTCTCTGCTATCTGACATTCAACACATGGTTGAGTACGATATGAGCAAAGAACAAATTCGTAAACAACTAAATGTTGCAAAATTCATTCTTTCTGAAATGATGGATATGAAGGAGGCAGCATGAGCAGAATGAAAGATATTTTAATTGATATTGAAGATCTTCTTCGTCAAGGTTTTAAACCAATGACTATAGCTGGAATGTTGCATATTCCAATTAGCATGGTTTATGATGTTGAAGAAAGTTTGATGCAATTAGCTAACCCTCGTTTTTATGGACCTGACTATGACTAAAAATAATCGCACTACATCATATGTTTTTACAGCTGACATTAAGTCAGTTGAAGATATGCAACGAATCGACTTGGTGAAAAAGACTGTAAAGTCAATCAACGACTCGGCACGTCTATCGCATCGATGGGCTGTTCGCCGAGCAGAAGCTCGTGGTGAACCTATTCCTAAAAAGCCAAAGATTCATCGAGTACGTTTGATGGGTCGTGGTCCTCGTAAGTCTTCATACTTGCAAAACCTAGCGAATGGCGGTCACCGCGTTTGGTCAGGTTACAACAGCTATCTTCCTCAACAGTATGCAACTCACTTTGACATTTACATTCATGAGGTATACAGCTATGACCGATAGACCTAATTACAGCAACTCAATTCGTTGGACTCAGCCCTATGGATCAGTTGGAGGTTGGCGTAAACGTCAAATCATTGATTCATTTGTAGACAGTTTGCATTCTCAGCAATTAGATTATATTGATGAAGCTGTTGCAAGAAGTGA